TATTTCTTATGATGAATATATTTCTGATGGGGCAGATGATGAATTGGCTAATTCAATGGATAATGAAGAAGACGTTGAAGAAATAGATAAATCTATAGAAAGAAGCCTATATAAACCAGAGGAAGAAACCGAAGAAGAAACAGAAGAAGTCACGGAGGTTGAATAATGGAATTAAAAGAATATGTAGAACAAATAAAATTTCAATTAACTGGAGGAATATTAGAAAGTGAATTAAAAGATTCTGATATAGAAAAAATTGTTATGTTTTCTTTAAAAGAATTAAATCGATATTATGATTCTACTGCTTTAGTTATGGCTGATGCTGCTAGTTGTATTGATTTAATTTCTTTACAAGAAAATAATAATATAAAGATAAGTTCAATTTCTAATGTTTATAGGTCTGAGGCTTCAGGGGTTTCATCTGGAGATGGAGCTACTACTTCGGATCCGATGTTTATTGCTCAGTGGAATTTTGCAAATAATTATTATGGTTATAATTCTAACAATTGAGCTTTAAACTATGCAGCATATAATACCATGCAGCAAATATCTTCTACTTTTTCTACCGATTTAGATTTTAAGGAAGATCAAGCTGGTGGTAAATTATATATTAATTTTTCTAACGGGATGCCGTCTAAAGTTACCATTGAGTATGTTCCTAAGTTAGAATCAGTTGAAGAAGTTAAGGGTGAATACTGAACTGATATATTACTAAGACTGTCTTTAGCTCATACTAAAATAACTCTAGGCAGAATCAGAACAAGATATACTTTAAATGATGCTATTTGGGGCCAAGATGGTGAAACACTTCTTACTGAGGGTAATACTGATTTAACAGCTTTAAGAGAAAGACTTCAGACTCAAGCCAATTTCACCTATCCATTGGACTAGCCCTGAAAATTTGTATAATTTAAATATATCGTATTTTGCTAAATTAAATATAATAATGTGGAGGTAATAAATGGACACAAATTATTTAGAGGAAGCTTTCAAAAGACTCAGCTTACTTGAAGATGATTTTGATATATCTGTCGATGCTGATAAAGTAGATGAATTAAGATCATTTATTGAAGACGATGTTGATGAAGTTCCTGAAGAAGAAATCATTGATGTAAAAGCCGATGATGAGACCGAGCTCCAAGATAATTATGTTGGAAAGGTTATTCTTGAATGTGAATGCTGCCATACCAGAATCTATAAGGATAAGGAAGAAGTATTTATCGACGAAGAATCAGGCTTGGCTAATATCAATGAACCATGCCCAGTTTGTAATAATGAATTGGGTTACACTGTAATTGGAAAGATTGAACCATTTGATTCTGATAAAGAAATTAACCCAGAAGAAGATGAAGTAGAGATTACTCCAGATGATATCGAAGTTGAAGACGAAGTAGAAATTACTCCTGATGATGTAACTGAGGGAGAAGAAGTCGAAGTTGAAGAATCATTAGAAAATAGAATCAACAGAAAACACTTACATGAAAATAAAGACGGTGTTTGTCCACATTGTGGAAAGAACCCTTGTGAATGTGAATCATTAGAAGAATGTGATTCATTGGAAGAAGAATTCGAAGATCCATCAAAGGTTGGAGTTGATTCAGATGTTTCTGTAGAAGATGATATCAAATTAGAGACTCCTCAGGATAATCCAGTAAATGAAGACCCATCTGTTTTAGACTTGAAGGAAGATTTTAAGGAAGTAGAGATTAAAACAGATGATCAGAAATTGGAAATGACTTCAGATGAAAATGGTAAGGTAACTGTTACTACTGAGCCATTAGAAGAAGAGGTAGCTGAAGATGAAGTAGTAGATTCAATTACTACAGAACCTGATGACGCTGAAGTTGGTCCAGAGGAAATTGTTCCTTTAGATTCTGAAGAAGAAATTGCGATTGAAAATAATGTTCCAGAAGATGAACAGGAAGAGGAAATCCCTGAAGAAGCCGTTGAAGATGAAGTAATTTCTAGTGAAGAACCTATTGAAGATAATGGTGAAGAAGAAGACGAAGATGAATTAGATATTGAAGACTTCGATGAAGAATCATTCGATGATATGGGTGAATCTTATATGCGTAAGGTTTATAGTAATGTAACTGGCTATAAGACTACTAAAATTAACGAAAGTAATGGATCACTTTTAGTCGATGGTGTAATTACTTTTGGTTCTGGAGTTGAAAAGAATACTCAATTCGTATTTGAAAATGCTACTCTTTCTAGAAGAGGTAAATTAATTTTAGAAGGATATAACAAGACATTCTCTGATGCTAAGAAATCTTTCATCATTAGAGGATTATTAGAAGGAAAGAAATATATCCCTGAAAGCTTTATCTATAATTATAAAGTTAAACAGTTAAATGAATCAACCAATTCTAACGAAACAGTTAGAGTATTTGGAAGAATCAAGAAGAGATAATTAAGGAGTTAACTATTATGGCTTATAAGGGTGATTATGGTGTCTTATTAAATCATAACACAAAACTTCATCGTCGTTATTTTAATGAGATGGTTAAACTTATAGGTATTCAGGTATTATATAAGGCTCCAAAAGAAAATAAACATTATAACTTACAGTCAGAAATAGTTTCTAATTATGAGGATCCTATCAAAGTTGGATGTGTCTTTGAAGAACATTTAACCCAAAGGACTGCTAAAAAATTAGGCTGGAATTCAGAATTAACCGAATCTGCTGCATTAATTCACGTACCATATGATTTACCTGGTTTGCAAATAGGAGCTCTGTTTACAATACCAAGTGCTTATGATAATACTATGGCTAGAACATTTAGAGTTACAAAGATGTCTGCCATTATGGTATTCCCGGCCAGTATCACATGTGAAATAGTTCCAGAATATGAAACTACTGTTGAAAAATCTGAATTAGAATTATTCAATAGTACTGATTTTAATTTATTAAACGAGGGTAACTAATATGAAGATAACAAAATTAAATGAAGCCGTAGGAAGTGTCGCTGAATTCAGGAAGAATTTCAAAGAAGCTACTAGTATTGAAGAAAAGGCCAATATTGCTGCTGAAGCCCTAAGATTAACTCATAATAATCCTGCTGCTGATGACAGAATAGAAGAATTTAGAAAGGCTGTAGGTGATGATAGTTTTGTTAGATGGATGGAATCTTTTTCTATCGAGGAAGCTACGGATATAAATAACGAATTTAATATCTTTTTAAATTATCTTTTTCAAAATAAAACACTATTCGAAAATATTTTAAGAATTAAAAATGCAATTTTTAAATTATATAATTCGTATGTAGATGGCGGGATGGATACTTTAAGAGAAGTTTTAGCAGAAAATTCGGGTGAACATAGTGTTTTAAATAAAATTATTTATCTTTATTTAAGTGATGAAACATTTTATGAAAACTCTCCAAATGAAATAACCTGAATATTAAAAAATGCATTATTTAACCCAAAATTAAACAATGCAGCTAAATATTTAATCGATGATAGAGGCCATCCAAAAACCTACAGAGAAATCAGATCTTCTCTTTTGAAAAATAAAAATGTTGAAGATACAGAGGCAGATGAAAAAATAGTCATTAGAAATAGTGATACTTCAAAATTATCAAATACTCAACGTGATGCCCTTTTAAAAAATATAGCTTCCTCACAAGAAGGAAGAACAGCTATGCAGAATGCAATTAACAATTACCAATAAAACTTTAGATAACATTGATAATTTTGTATATCAGTATTTGCCTAGATATATTAATAATATATTTGAAAAGAGTATTAATAAAAAAAGGTTACAATCCTTTGATAAACTTTATAAAATTAATTCATATCAGATATTAAATCGAGCACTTAAAAATTTATTAATAACAAAAAATGGTAATAATCAATATAATATTAAAATTAATAATGTTATAAAAATAGACGATAGATATATAGATTATTACATAAAATTAATAAATTATGGTTCAAGGGATATAAAAGGTTACCCCTTTACCAGAAATTTATTTAATTATATAAAAGATAACATAAATAAAATCTATAAGGAGTGAGAAGATGGCAATTCGTTATTATGATAATGCTTTGGTAGAAAAAGTTAAGGCTTGGGTAAAGGACCCAAATATGACTGTTTTATCACCTTCTGACTCAACAAGATTTTTCCAGATGAGGGCGGATCAGTTAGATGATAAACCAATAAAATTACCATTAATTGCTATTTCAAGGGATAGTGAAATAGAAATTATCTCTACTGCTAAAAAAGCTCTTACCTATGATGCCGGGCATTTAACTAATGATGAAAATGATCATAATAAATCTACGGCAGAAGTTTCAAAGGTATTAAATGCTATACCTATTAAGCTAACTTATCAGCTAGATATTTATACGAAGTACTTTGCAGAAGCTGATGAGTATATAAGAAATTTCGTGTTTAATTTTATTAACTATCCTAGGATTAATATTGAAATTCCATATAATGATGCAAAGGTACTTCATAATTCTACTATATTGTTAGAATCATCTATTTCTGATAGCTCAGACATACCCGAAAGGTTAATAGCTGGCCAGTTCACAAGGATGACTTTAAGATTAACCGTTGATGATGCATACTTATTTAGTGTACCATTTATGGATAACTGGAAGATTGAATCTGGTTCTATTGAAATTTCTGGGGAACCACATGAAATTTCTAAACTGCCTACAGAGTATGAAGATCGTGAGTTTGATTCAATAGATGAAACTGATAATTCAGTAATTAAAGTTTATAAATAACTAGAAAGGGAAAATATTAATGTCAAGAATTACAATTAAGGAACAGGAAAGAGTTAGGTTTAATTCATTTGATGCTACCGAAAATGTTGTATTGGTTCCATTAATGACTACTAATAGCGAAGAAGCTGCCGGCCTTCCTACCCTATATGAAAATTTAAGAGATTTTACTGCTGTTGTTTCAAGTGCTCCTAAGGCTAGTGACTCATCAGATGCAGAAGTAGATAATTCTTATTATTTCATTTGTGAATTATTAAATCAGGGTTTAAAGGTTTTAGTTAAACGTTGGTTATACGATGCCTCTGGTGCAGCTTCAATTGAAAGCCAGCTTACTCAGGCAATTAACGGTACTGATGCTACAAGTGAAGCTTCCGCTGTACCAGGTATCTTTAACGAGGTAGCAGATAAGAACTTATATAATATTAAGTTTATTACTGCTGGTGGTTATGCTCAAGCTAATTTTGATACAAAAGCTACACTAGTAGATATAGCTGCTGATAGGGGAGATTGCGTAGCTGTTATAGATCTTCCTCCGGGATGGACTCCAGCAAATGTCTTAAATAATAGTGATGGCCAATTTACTAGTGTTGGAAATAAGTATATGTATTCAACAATAGTTTGGCCTTCATGCTATTTTAATCTTTCAGAATTTGCTTCAAGCTCAGATGAAGCTGAATTATTAAAGAACATTGAAATGCCTGCTTCACTTGCATATTTAGCTGCATTCGGTAGCAGTGTACAGGTTAACGCTGACTGGTTTGCTGTATCAGGTGTAATCAGAGGTAACATCCCTGATATGGTTAAGCCAAAGTTTGAAATTGGTGAAAGATTGATGCACATCCTTCAGGGTGATACTCCAGTTTCAGGAACTACTTATTTAAAAGTTAGAATTAACCCAATCATGGATGCAGGAGTTTATGGTCATAGAATTTGGGGAAATAGGACAGCAAATTCGTTATCTTCTAATGATGCTCAGTCTTTAAGATTTAGAGATTTCTTAAATGTTAGAATTCTCTTATGTGATATTAAGAAGCAAATCTATCATGCTGCAATGAGAAATACCTTTGAACCTAACGATGATATTACTTGGGTTAACTTCAAGAAGATCTGTAATACTTTATTAGATCAGATGCAAAGTGGTAGAGGTATTAGATGGTATTCTTGGAGAAGAGTTGATACTGAGCAGAGAGCTACAATTAAGGCTGTATTAACCATTCAACCAATTGAAGCAGTAGAATACTTCGATATTACAATTAACTTAACTGATGAAGAAGTTAACTTCGAAGAAGAATTAGTTTAATAGTGGAGGGATATAAAATATGTCAGAATTTGGAACATACCATTTAGCCGATAACCCTACAGTTTATCAGCCTGTAAGGTCTAATAACTTTAGATTTATTATTTCAGGATTAGATAATTTATTAAAGGTAGGAGAAAATCCAGATGTTAGAACTTCATATATTACAAATGCTCAAGAAGTTTTAGATTTCTCAGTAGTATCTTTCAATCCTCCTCACTTTACTCAGGGAGAAGTTGAAGTTAAGCGTGGAAATAGTACTGTCTATTATGCTAGTACACCAACATTCTCTGATAATCAGTTAGTTATTAATGACTTTGTTGGTGCTGATGGCAAGTCAGTATTATTAGCTTGGCAGGCATTATCATATGATGTAATTAATGATACAATTCCAAGCTCAGATAAGTATAAGGTTGATGCTACTGTATTAGAATATTTACCAGACAATACCTTGGTTCGTTATTGGGATTTAAGAGGTTGCTGGGTAAAGGGAATTTCTGAGACTGAGTGGAATAATGAAAACGCTGGAAAGAAAACAGTAACTGCTACAATTAGATTTGATAGAGCAATACCTCATTTACCTGATTAATATATAATAGTGTATTATATATTATTCAAGGAGGCTTTGCAATATGAATAATGTAACAATTCAAGAAGAATATAGTTTACCATCAAAGGGATTATTATATGGTAATCCCTTTGATCCGGTAGTTAAATTAAGGAGTATGACTGTAGCTGAAGAGATGAAAAGACTTACAGCCACAGAAAATCCTTATAAAGTAATGTCTGAGATCATAGAAGATTGCTTACTTACTAAGTTACCTATTTCTGTGTATGATTTATGTTTAGGTGATTATCAATATTTATTACATAAATTAAGAGTAGTAACTTATGGACCTGATTATAAAATTTCAGTAGGATGTCCGTTTTGTGGAGAATATTTCGAAACAGTAATTAATTTAGATGAATTAAAAGTTAATTATTATTCAGAAGATTTATTAAAGGAATTGTCAATTAAGTTACCTGTTACTAATAAAACGATTGATCTAAAGTTCCAGACTCCAAGAGATTTAGATAATATTGAAAGAAAAAAGAAGGAAATGAAAAAACAATTCCCTGAAATGAAGGAAGATCCTACATTACTTTTAAATTTAGAGAGCATGATTAGATCTATTGATGGCCAGCCAGTTAATCCGGCTACTATTCAAAATACTATCAAGAAAATGCCTCTGAAGGATTCATCCTTGATTTTACAAAGAATGGAAAAATTAAATGATAAGGTTGGTGTAGAAGTTAACGTTGTGGTTACTTGTCCGAATTGTAATCATGATGTTAATACTATGTTTCGCTTCACAAGTGAATTTTTTAGACCCGAAATTGACTAGTGATGGCAAACCTTATGGACCATTTCGATATAAAGAAATAGTTAAAGAGTGTTACTTAATTTCTAAGAATTGTAACACTTCTTATACAGATTTAATGAATATAACACCCATAGAAAAAAATTATTTGCTAGAATTTATTGCTGAAGAATTCCAAAAAACAGAAGAGATGATGAAGAAAGCAAATAATGAGAGGAATCTAGACATATTCAAATAGAGAGGAGTAATTAAATGGCTTCTGAGAAAATGAATTTAAAGGAAAATAGAAGCTCTGGTGAAATTTCCAGAGATTTATCGGCAGCCAAGGCAGACCTCAAAAAACTTAGTGATTTAAAGGCCTCACATGAAAAGTTAATCATGTCTAAGGCTGAGAAAGAAAATTTAAAAATTATAAATAAAGAATATGCTTATAGGTTAAAAAAGGAAAAAGAATTACTAGAAGCTCTTCATGAACAAAAATTAAAAGAGATATCTGAAGTATCAGATGTAGAAAAAAGGTTAGCTTTAATCCAAGAAGAGGAAGCTGAACATCGAAAAAGGACTGGAGCTGATAAAACTCTTCCTAAAGAGGCCTCTGAGGCGTTAAGTCAGGCTTTCTCTGGTTTAGCTTCTTCAATTAATCAAATTGTTGGCGGTTTAAAAAGTACTTTAGAAAACACCATGAACAGCTTTCTTAGTACTCAATCATCAATGGCTTATAATTTAAATGGTACTGAGAAGTCTTTAGGAGGGATTACCGATACTTTGGGGAAAGCTCTAGGTGGTACCGGATTAGTAAAACAACAAGAAGTTTATAAAAATTTACAAGACCTTGTAAATGAAGGTATTGTCTATAATGTAGAGCAAAGAGCTTTCTTAAAAACCATCTCGGATGATTTTGGAATGATTTTTGATCCTCGGGCTGGAAGCTTACCAAGATTGATAAATCTACAAAGACAAGACTTATCATCTAATAGGATGGCTATTGAAGCCTCTTTAAAAGAATTTTTAAATCAAAATTATGAAACAAGTCAGTATATTAAAGATGGTTTTGCTAATGTATCTAATGCTTTATTAGAAGCACAATCAATAATGACTGCCCGTAGTGGTATGGACTTAGAAGCCGTTGTACAACAGTGGATGGGTTCATTATCTAGTGTTGGTATGAGTCAATCAACTATAGATGCTCTAGCTACAGCTATTGGCCAATTAGGTTCAGGCAATATTTCAGCTCTATCTGGAAGTAATATGCAAAACCTATTAGTAATGGGAGCTGCTCGTTCTGGGTTATCATACGCTCAATTATTAACTGAAGGATTATCTGGTAGTGCTGCTGATGAATTAATTAAAGGGATTGTTGGATATATTACCGAAATAGGACAAAGTACTAGTAATGTGGTTAAATCTGAGTATGCTAGAATATTTGGCTTGAATGTATCAGATTTAGTAGCTGCTTCACAGGTTGGAAATGTAACAGCTAATGGAGTAATTACTGATGATATTAGTAATTTATTAGGTAAAATGGATGAATATGTTTATTCTACAACTCAATTGGATAACTTCATTGCTAACTTTATGTATGATTGGGCTACAGGAATAGCTTCAAATGAAAGTGAATATTTAAAATATCGAACGGTAGATTTAATAAGCAGTACTGTTTCAAATATGGTTAGTGGATTATCTTCTGTAGGAGGAGCCGCTACTAAGGGTATATCAGCTGTTTTATCTCCAATTTTAAATGCTGCCCCATTAATATCTACTTTACCTACTTTAATTGAATCTATTGGAAATTTAGGTACCAATTTCCAAGATACGGTAACTAACGTTTTTGGAGAAGCTCTTGGCAATGAGGCTGGAGAAATAGTAAATAGAAAATTAGATGAATATCTAAATCCAGATGATTACGTTACTGTTAAGAGTGGTAGTGGAATGTCTTTTAGAAGACGTAATCCTAATAATAGAATTACATCATCTAGAGCTGCAGCTACTAGAAGTTCATCTATTTTAAATACTTTATCTCAAGAAGCTACCGGAGCCAATAGAATATTTGGTTTACTTGGTGGAGGTACACCACAAGAACAATATATTAGAAGTACTGGTAACTTAACCAGTTTTACTAAAGTATCAGGAACTCAGACTTCAGGGGCTATGGTTATTGGAAATACTAATACTTCTGATATAGCCTTAGCAGCTAAAAATAGTGCTATGGATTATGCGGCTGAAAACTTAGTTAATCCTGAAGAAGAATACTATGATGCTACTTCTATTTATAAATTATTATCAGCTGATCCTACTGGTGGTGAATGGTCATTTGCTACTGATGCTCATAACTTATTAACTAGTATTTATGGTACTGGAGATTTAAATTTACATAGTGAATTATCAGCCATTAATACTACTATGAGTGATAGTATATATACTATATTAGGTAGTATTAAGGATGCTATATTATCATTACCTACTTATGAATATAACGGTACTTTTGGAATAAGACAAGATGAACAAGCTAATACTGTTAGGATAGGTAATGACATGAGTTATATTTCTGATGTCATGACTCTTAATGCTATGAATGTCCAGAATATTTATAATTTATTATTCTCTTATATGATTGAGGGAGCTGGACCATATGTTGGAGTTAACACTGAAGAAATAAACAGCAAAGAAGGTTTTGGCTGGGCTGGGCCTTCAATTACAACTACCGGATCAGGTTTATAACAGTGGAGGTAAATTAGATGCGTTATAGATTTAATGAAACAAATATTGCCACTGGCCTTATAAAAGAATTATTAAAAGAATTTAACCTGCCAATGTATACAGTATATACAGAGGGCAAGCCAATTTATCCAGGCAAGCTTTATATAAAAGATAGTACCATTTATGTAGGTGAAGGGTCTGGTGATAGTGCTGAGCTTGTCCCAGTAAATGATTACATTTATAATCAAAAACAGATAAATATGACTAAAAACTTAGTCATAAATTCATCAGTATATGATACTTATACTCATACTTATTTAGGAAACTATTTAAGATTTATGAGGGATTATAATAGATTAAATCTGATGCCTTTGTATAATTGTTTTAATACTGAAACTCTTGAGGGGGTTAATCAGTCTATATCATTATATAGTGGTAATACTTTTGAAATTAATACATATAATACGTCAAATATTTATTATTTAATCCCGATAAAATTTAATGAACAATATACTATAGCCATTGATTCTCCGGTGACTTATGAAATAGCCTGTATGATATATACTAAATCTGGGCTTACTGATTTATCAAAAGAGTTAATGGCTGATACTTATAAAAAAATCCCAGGCTCACAATTTAGTTCACCTTATTTATTTTCAACTGATTTTGATGCTACTAAGTATTGGTCATTTGAAAATAATTTAAGATTATTAATAAAGCTACCGGCTATTGCTAGTAACTCAACAATAACTGTTTTAGAAGGTAATTATACTGCTGGTGTAAGATGCCAAAATAGTATTGTTTCAAGTTTTGCCATTGATGATAAGAATGGCTTTGGAATATATCCAACTAGGCTATCCCTATTAAATATGAATGATGGCGTAAGTTATCCGTTCGCAGATCGTTTAATAGAATATCTATCTAACAATGCTATTGTTCCACAAGAAAAAATAACTGATAATATTGGTAGGTTACAAAGATCTGTATATAACAATTCTAGATTTAGGGGAGCTTATGATATTTGAGACCCACAATTAAGGATTTCTTTATTTAATAGATTAAACGACAAGACTAATAAGAAGAACTTTTATAATATTTATAAGGAAGATGTTGGAAATACCCTAACATCAAAGATGTCATTGTTATTAGGCAATACAACACAAGGAGCAAATCCTAGTCCTAGTTCACCACAGGCTATTCATACAGTAACAGGCGATAATGAGATAAGAGTAGTTGGGAAGAATCTAGCCCAGATTACACCACAGACAAAAACAGTCAACGGAGTAACTATAACAGTTGATGAGAACTTGCTTGTTACCGCAACTGGAACGGCAACTGCTAGTGGTGGTAGATTAACTTTTTTTAGCGATGTTATTAGATTAACCAGTGGAAGTTATACCTTTAGAAAAGTAACAGTGAGTGGAACGTCTCAGGTTGGACCTTGACTTTCAAACTTTAATAATAGCGGTGCGGTGTCGGCAGCGACAAATTTGGGTAAAACTTTTACTGTTTCTACTGATGTACCTGCTAAAATTGGCTTTACTGTCACAAGTGGAAAGACATATAATGAAACATTCTACCTGCAATTAGAACAAGGCTCAACAGCTACTACTTATGAGCCATACAAAGCACAGGTATATCCTATTAACCTAGGCTCTCTCGAACTCAACGCTTTAGGCAATTACAAAGATTACTTCTATAAGACAGACGGAAAGTGGTATCTACATAAGGCAATTAACAAAGTCAAAGGTTCAATGTTGACCAAGTATAAACAAAACAATGGCTTTATAGCGTACCGATGTGTTAATTTGCCAATAGGAGTAGTAGATACATTGTTAAGCGGTGGAGAATTTATGGCAATGTTTAATTGCTTAACAGAGCGAGGTTCATTTTCTGGTTCTTCAATGAGTGAGAATAAGGCAGAGTTTAGAAATGAGATTATGTATTGTTCAATAGCCGAAAGTTACAACATTGATGGCTTTGAAATGATTTACCCGTTAGCCACCCCAACCAACACCGAGATAACAAACTCAACCTTGATTAGTCAATTAGAAGAATTAAGTAAAGCTACCGGATATGATGGTGGGATAAATATTATTCAACAAAATAGTGACTTACCATTTGATATTTCTAATTTAGAGAAAATACTTGAACTTAATAAAAGAGAAATTAAACCTGTCGTTAATATAAATGAAAATATTAAATTTATTGATACTACACCTGATTTATTAAGTTATGGTGATAAAGACGTTGAAACGTTCTTAGGAGTAGCAAGATGATAGATAAAGCTAAATTAATTGATAATTATATTTATTTTTATCACTTAGAAAAATTTTGTGTATTACCTTTATATCCAGAAACAATTACTGATACTTTAAATAGTACATTCCAGCCTACTAACGCATTATCAAGATCTGCTCCGGTATTTACTTATTCTAATTCAGGGCCTAGAACTGTTACTATAAATTTAGACCTTCATCGTGATTTAATGAATGATGTTAATACTAATGTTAGTAACCTTAAAACAAACGTTGTAGAATTTAGGAATGAATATTATAATAACCGGGATGAAGATTACGTAGATATTCTTATTAAATATTTACAAAGTGTAGCTCTCCCAAAATACCAGGTATATAGTTCTGGTTCTAAGTCTGTTATACCGCCTATGGTAGCTATAAGATTTGGAAATGATGTTTTCATTAAAGGAGTAGTTACTAGTGGAATAACTGTAACTTATAGAAAACCAATTTTAGTAGGAAATAAATATGCTATAGCTAATATTAGCTTTACTGTTACTGAGACTGACCCTTATGATGCTGATACTATAATTCAGACTGGTTCATTTAGAGGTATATCTAGTACCTTTAAGGGTGGAATCTATAAGGATAATACAAGCTCTCTTACTGGGCAATACAGAGATTCTACTTCACCAGGTGGACCTGGAAATTCAGCCACAGCCTATAAGGATAATGACTTGTCAAACATTGGTGAAAATGGATTTGGAAATATTTATAAATCAAATGGTGATTCTAATGCTTCAACTTCTAATAAATTATTAGATTATATGAAGAAACCTAATATTGATTTTGTAATTGGTGGAAAGGGGAGAAGATACTAATGGAAGTACTAACTGATAGATCTATTAAAACTTATGACTATACATCGAGGTATGCTCCTTTCCCTTATTATTTTAATACTGAAGATAATAAATATGTTTACGGTTTAACTAGCCAACTCAGTTTACATACTGAG